ACTGAATTTCCACCACCTTGTCCACCTAATGCTGTAGGTAGTGATGTTTGTAAACCTGTTATTGATGTTCTTAAAGATTTTAGTAATGGGTCGATAATTAAAATCTGAGCAATGGTAGAAACTATTTGTGATAATAAGTTTCTAAATACTTCTTTCATAGCATCACCAAACTTTTCACCACTTGTGACCGACTTACCGAATGCTTTTGATATTTCTTCACCTGCATCTTGGAATGATTCATTAACTTCTTCGGTGATAGCTTTTAGTTCTTGTTCAGTCACTATTATGTTTTTAGATTTCTTGTTCGCTTCTTCAATTCCTTTTTGTAGTTTTTGAAGTCTTTTAGTATTTTCTAAAAATGCTGATGAAAGCAAGGTTGTGTTGTTTGTGAGTTTTTTTGTTTCATCATCAATAATTCCTAATTTTTTAGCTAAAAAGGAATAAGTTGCTATAACCTCATCACCAAAGACTGCTAATAAACTCAAAGAACTTATTAATGCTCCTGAAACTGTTCCTAAGCTTTTGAAGAATCCGAGAACAACTTTACCTGCTGAAGATAATAAGAATACACCTAAAACTTGCAATGCTGTCGTAATTCCATCAATGTTTTTTGCTAAGAAAGATACTGCATCAGCTAAAGATTCACCTATTGCTTTTCCATATGCTTCTATTTGGTCTTTACTTTTTTCTAATGCAACATTAAGATTTCCAAATTCTTTTTTGATAGCAACCATAAATTCATCAGCTATAGCTTTTCTAAATGAGAAAAGTTTATCTTGTAGCATAGATAATGTACCTGTAAGTGTGTTTGCTAAATCATTTGTTACATTACCGAACTCACCACCTTGACCGAATTTTTCTTTAAACATCTCTACAGTTTCAGCTACCGATACTTCTGCACCTGCTTGGAAACCAAGCATCGACCTGACACCTCTTTCTCTAAAGACATCTGCTGATGCAATACCACCTGCAAATGACCTTTGAATTTGTTCAGCAGTTTGTGTGAATGATAATCCTGTAGCACCTGCTACATTACCTGTTATCTCTAATACTTCTGCTAGTTCGTTTGCATCTTTTGATACGACTGCAAGATTACCTGATGCTTGTTGTATGTCTGCTAAACTGAATGGTACTTTACCTGCAAACTTGACCATTACATCGAATGCTCTAGCACCTTCTTCTGCTGTACCAAATAATGCTTTTAATCTTACTTGTAAATCTTCTATTTGCCTTCCGACATCTACGACTTGTTTTATTTGATATGCACCGAAAGCACCTGCTAATAAAGTTCCAAAAGTTAGAACTCTTTTACCAACCCTATCCATCATGTTGCCAAACCTTTGCATATCATTTGACATACCTTTGGATGACCTTTTGACTTGATTGTTTGCTTTATCAAGACCTCGTTTCAGGTCGCTTAAATCAGCTTCAATTCGTACTAAGAGTTTATCTAATTCCATATCTAATAATCAGGATACCTTTCCATTAATTTATCTAAATCAGATTTGTCCATAGGCTCTGATTTGTTACCATTATATTCTTTGAATCCATTAATAGCTATAGTGATTTCTTTAATTGACATATCCCACACCTGATTAGGTGGTAGGTGCATCATGCCTATGAGTATCTCTAGCCACCTTTCTATAGGTAGCTCATAATCATCTTTTAAGGGTTGCTTTTTTTTTTTCTGTATTATCAGGGTCTACATTGAGTGCTAATGTAAGAAGTTCACCTGTAAGTTTCATGCCTTCTACAATACCAATCTCTGAGACAAGACCTTTTACATCGTTCTCAGTAATGTCATTCCCACCTGCTCTGATTGACAAAGTAAGAATATTAATAATCTCTAAAAGAGTAATATCTGCTGTTGCTAATTTGTTACCAACTTTAAGAATAGAGCAACCGAGTGCCTGTTCTACTCTCATAATTGTGTCCAAAGACATACGAGCCTTGTATGTCTTGTCTTTAAAATTAAGTATCTTTTCTGCTTTTATCGGATTTGTAGACATCATTCTTCTCCTTTTTAACTGTCATCGATATGGTTTCATCTCTACCACCAACATTTGTGGCACTAGAGATTATCCATTTATCATTACCTATTTTAATAACACCTAAGTTATCCCAACCATAAAAGAATGGCAGTTCAACTTCTGATTGGTCAGAACCTAGATTAACTTTTCCATTAACCTTTTTCTTATCAAGTGTTATTTCTTTATCTATCCACATATTAGACTGTTGCTATAGTTATTGTACCTGCTGATTCAAATGTCATTGTGTATTGCACTGAATCATTATAAGTACCACTATACTCAATAGCAGTTACTTGGAATGCTCCTGTAAATGTATTGTAGTCAGGTACAAGGAATTGATAGTTCTTATTTGTACTAGCATCAAAGTTAGTTAATATTGTTTGTTCTGAAGCTGAATCTGTAAAGACACCACTTCCTGAAATTGTAAATGATTTGATTCCACCTTGTGCAAGTAATGTTCTTACTCTTGCTGAATCTTTATTTGTGACATCTACAGTTTCTTGATTGATGCTGATAGATGTGTCTCTAAGACCTGCTACTGTTGTAAAAGTCTCAGGAGACCCTGCATTTCCTACTTTAACAAGTAATGCACTTCCTTTTTGTACTGCCATTTTATTACCTCTTAATTATCGTAAATTGTAAAATTAATATTAATTATACCATGTCTAGTGATTCCATCTGCTTCTACTATTGTAGTTGAGCTACTAACAAAGCTCATAACAGAGTCTGCACCTGACACACTGATTGTAACATTATTCAATAATATGTAAATTCTTTCCATAACTTCCTTAATTTCTTTTTGTCCTCTGTATTGAGACCAAACATCTATATCTACATTGTATAAATTACCATCTAGGGTTTTAGTTCCTATATCTGTAGTTATTTCTGTGCCAATAAGAACATAAGGATATGCTGTATCTTGTGGTGCTACAGAATCAAATATTTTATTGTTACCTACCAATCCATCTAGTGTGCTATCACCTGATAACAAAGAATATAATGCTGATTGTAAATCGAATGAATGATATCCCATCAGCTTACCTTAATATCCTTAGCCATCTTTCTTGAAAATGCTTTTGCCTGTTTATATGCTTTAGATTCTTTACCCATAAATGCTCTGTCCATGTAAAGTTCTAACATCTGAGAATATTCAACATTAGTAAATACTTTACCTACAGGTTTTATGCTTGGTGATGATGGTTTGGTTTGTATGCTACTTACCAATCTTCCTGTATCTATTGCAGGTGGATTCCCTGCTGATGAAGCTGTATGAGTTTTACCACCTCGTTCATAAGTATTACCTGTCTTTGGAGTGTTTCTCATGTTCATTGTGATATCCCTTCTAAAGTTATTAAGAACACGATTGACATGTCTTGAAGCATTGACTTGATATTTTTTCAATACCACATCAGCTTTCTTAGCAAAGTTAGATTGAACCTTGACACTAATCATGTAGCCACTCCTTCAGTTGCTAATATTTCTTGAAACTTATTTCTGCCTTCATCAATATCTTTAACATGAGTTATGTTAAATGTTTTTGAGTTGTAAGATATTCTATTCTTTTCTGTGACTGATGAATTATATCTGATAGTAAAT